TAGTCAGTCTTATAATGGCATTTCTGTGTAGTGGTTATTTCCTTAAATATATTCGTTGCATTAAGATATGTGGCTCCCCATTCTGTGAGTTCTACACTAACGATATCATTCAAATCTATTTCTACCATAAATATTCCTTTCTTTCTTTTATTATATATTGCAATCTCCACATATATTCACAAGGGAATCAAATTCTTCTCGTGAATATTCAAATCTATTGATTACGATTACCTCGTTACCATTTTGGTCAAAATAAACTCCATCATTCATTTCTGTTCCGTTATAATTCTGATAAATATTTTATTAAACTCTTTTTGTCTCTAAAAAGCCTTTTCCCCCATTGTGGATAGTTGTTTCTAGGCACACTTAAGCCGTCAGACAATTTGTAAACCATTAAAAAACTTCTATCTGTATAGGATATTTCAATAGTAATTTTGCTTATAGTGGAATGACAGATATTGTCACCACTTAGGTAACATACACTATCACCTACATTAAACTCTGTGTCTATATTCATATCTATCTTGTTTTACGCTAATTCTACAATAGTAAATTCAACTAATTCAGAGGGAAAAATATCAAGAGTTCGCTTTTTACCTTCAGGTAAAACTGAAACTCTTGCATTACCTAAATATTGAAATATACATTGTTGATATCGGTTAAGAACCTTAAATCGCTTTCCATTCTTCTCAATCACCATTCCTTTACTAACAGGTCTTCCTGTTGAATCAACCAACCATTTATCCAGAAAAGATTCCTCCAATTGAGCAATTTTTTGTTTAAGCGGAGCAATCTGTTTTTTATAAGCATCTTCAAAAACTTTAATTTCTAAATAAATAGCTTGTACATCTTTCGTGAGTTGTTCAGCATCTGCAATGCGGTTGCTGTATTTATCATCTGATTCTTTCATTTCTATATCGTTTTGAGCCTAATTAGGCTACATCGTTAATACTAATTTCTCCTTTCAATACTCGTTCTACCTGCCTATCGATTATCTCTTGAAACTCTATCTGGCAGATAAGCGAGCAATCCGGTATAATCTCTTCTACTGGGTCTCCCCGCCACGTTGGTAGTTCATCAAGGAAGATACGACCGTCTTTATCCTTTAGACAAGTAGCTCCAACATCACGCTCAATCTGCGCCATTTGAGCAAATACTTCCGGAAAGTCCTTCCGGATTTTATTCCAGTAGCCCATTCCACCTTTGACACAACCGATACAATTATTGTTATTATAGCCCATCTTGTACATAGCTGGGATTTCAATGCCGGCTTTCCAAAGCATTCCCATCGCATCCGGCTTCGTAATCTGCTTTTCAATTAGCGGAAACAGGGGCTTTGTGTTTGGGTACTGCTGTTTTAATCGGATGGCTCGGTTTATCTCTTTAGGGTCGTAATCAAAGCCCCAAACTTGACCGTCCCAAGAACCAAGTTCCTTCTCCAGCTTGTAACGGACTTGTTTCTTTAGTTCGAATGTGCAAGCTGCACCAGTAGGACCATTGATGTACCGTTTTTTAATCAGTACATCTTTTACGTTGAAAAACTTATCGCTGCGAATGGTATGAATTGGCTGCCCGTACCATCTCTCGCAATCTGAGATAAATCGGACATTATCTGGATGCCCGGAACCTGTTTCGATGTAGTAAATCTGCACATCATCATACAGACTTAGTGCTATCTTACAAGCAACTGCGGATGTTACACCGCAACTAAACCAAGCTATTATCATTTTATTCCTTTCTGATTTTGTTAAGAGTCAAGTTTTTTAATAAATTCATTTAATCTCCTAGCTGAATAATCGGTACCGCCAATTATGAAATAACCATCAACGGCAAATTTGAATGCTTCAATGGCTTTTTGTCTCATTTCTTCTTCGGCTATTACTATTGCTGCATAAGCTTTTGCTTCTGATATGGCATATTGCACATAGCCAGTAGAATCCATCCGGTTGTCACTTTCCAAATCCAAAGTGTTACGTCTGATATAATCTTTTGCTTTTTGATTCATAATTGTTCCGTTATACGTTAAACTCAATTTTCTGTTGCAGTACTTCGTCTGCATAATATTGGTTAAAATTTTTATCGCTTATCCACCAATTAAACCCAAACTCTGCATCGGTAAAGTTGTGGTTGAGATATCCGGCATCAATCAACTTTTGTATGGTCTGAATCCATTTATGTTTCGCATGAGGGAAACGCCGACAATCTTTTAGCTTCTGCTTATAGTTAGACATTGGGCAGATAATACATCCGATGCGCTTATAGCCTTCATCATACAACGAGCAATGCTCTATGCTATTCCCATTCAAAAACTGCCATACGTCCCTATCAGTCCAGTGAATTATTGGAGAAACAAGTATTTTATCCTTTCCTCCCACGCAAGTAACCATCTTTTCTTTGTGTTCAGAGAATTGGTCGAAGTTGCCGCTAAATTTATGACCGCTTATTTCAATCTCTTCACGCTTAGAGCGCCGGGCGCTTTCTGCTTTTCTAACGCCAATCAATGTAACCTTGCCAGCACCGGATATCTCTTTAAATTCAGCGCAACACCAACGGATTGATCTTGTAGGCAAAAAGTGTTTTTTCAAAGCCATATCATAGATAGATATCTTTGGCTTAATCAATTCTACATCCAGGTAGTTCCGTTTTACGAAACGAATTACTTCCGGTGGGTCAACACTTGTAAGGCTCATGTGAGCCTTAAATTTTACTCCTGCCATTACTGCAAGATGGTAAAGGGCTTGACTATCTTTACCACCTGAGAACGCTAAATAAAAAC